TCTCGCCGGACCCGTGGCGTCGAAATGTCACTAAGGTTTGGGTTGAGAAGAATAGGTTTTGTGGTCGAACCGGACCCGCTGCGTGGCTATTCTTCGATGATATCACCGGAAGGATGATTGAACTCGACGACATAGCCGTGACCAAATATGAGGAAGGACTTTCAATCAGTGACGCAGACATCCCCTTCTAAGGGCGGAAGAACGTGGGTCACGGCTGACCCGCATTTCGGACACGCCAACATCTGCAAGTTCACGAATTACGACGGTACGAAAATGCGTCCGTGGGATGACGTGGATGAAATGGATGCGGCGTTGATTTCGAACTGGAACGAACTCGTCCATCCACAGGACCGGGTGTATCTACTTGGCGACGTAACCTTCACGGCTGCGAACATGCACAAGTATGTCCCCCAACTCAATGGGAGGATTTGTCTTATTCCGGGCAACCACGAGCCGACAAAGATGAAGAAGTATTTCGAACTCTTCGACGACGTTCGTGGCTATGTCCAGCGCAAGGGGTTCGTGATGTCCCATATCCCTCTGCACCCAGAAAGTCTGGGCCGGTGGGGTCTGAACATTCACGGTCACCTTCACAACAACCGTGTCAAGCGGGAAGACGGAACGACCGACCCTCGCTATTTCTGCGCCTCGGTCGAGCAGACGAACTACCGCCCTGTCGAACTAACTCAAGTCCTAGAATGGTGTGAACGACGTGTATCTAACCCCAACCAGTTGCCATTGGGCCTGTGATATCGAGGCAGATGGTCTGCTGGATGAGGCGACACAGATATGGTGTGCGACCCTAATCAATTGTATCACTAAAGAAAAAATCGAATGTCTGACGGGGGCTGAGTTCAAAGCCTTCCAGATTAAACATCCTGGTGCGATTTTCGTAGGGCATAACTTCATCGCCTACGACGCCCCGATGCTTAATCGTCACTGGAACGCCAGAATTCCAATCCAGAAGATAGTCGATACGTTTGTTCTAAGTCAGATTTATAACCCTGTGTACCCGAAACCTAAGGGAATTTCAGGAAAGAAGTCGTCCCATTCGTTAGAGGCATGGGGGATAAGGCTTAGGTTTCGTAAGCAAGAGTTCGCTGACTTTTCTTGCTACAGTCCTGCAATGCTTAAGTATTGTATGAATGATACCGTCTTGACGGCATTTCTGTTCAGAAAACTATCAGAAAGGATGCGTCAGGTCGGTTTTACAGAAGAAGGCGTAGAACTCGAACATCTCGCATGGAACATCATCCAGAATAAGCAACGTCGTAACGGTTTTCCTTTCGATTACCGACGAGCAATGGAACTTTACGTCACAGTTCGTGCTCGTGAAGAGGAGCTTAAGAATGAAATCTACAAACTCTGGCCTCCAAGACTTCTCGTCGTTAAGCGCTATGCCCGACCGTTTAAGAAAGATGGAACTCCTTCTGCAAACTACTCGCGACACCTGGGACAGTTTCCAAAGGTCGTCGTCACAACAGACGGAGAAGGATACGACTGCTATGATTGGGTTGAGTTTAACCTTGGCTCGCCTCAACAGAGAATTGAAAAACTCCTTGAACTCGGTTGGGAGCCCGTTAACACCACCAAAGCCGGTAATCCCAAGGTCGATGAAGACGAACTACTAGCCTTCGCAGAACTCTCTGGAACACCAGAAGTGTCTGCCTTGGCTAAATGGATTGTCTTTAATAGCCGGGGGAATATGATTAATACTTGGCTAGAGGCTTACAACGAAAACACCAAGGCTATTCACGGGAAGCTATTCATTGCGAGCACTCTAAGATATCGACACAACAGCCCTAATTCAGCCAATATCCCGGCGGTTCGATTGAAGAAAGTCGAACGTGACGGAGTAGAGGTTGAAGAAATCCAATACGGCGAAGACGGCGCATGGACTTATGAGTGTAGGGACCTCTGGACTTGCGGCGACCCTAAGGAGTGGTCACTGGTTGGTATCGACGGGACGGGTATCCAAAATCGTTGCCTTATCCATCATCTTATCAAAACTGTCGGGGAAGAAAGAGTTCGCGATTTCAAAGAACTAGCCCTCCGAGGAGACGTCCATAAACACAACATCAAGGTTCTTGGCTTAGCCAATAAAGCCGCCGCTAAGAAGTTCTACTACACCTTGATGATGGGCGGACAAGGCAAGAGACTTGCTGCCGACCAGGCGCAGTTCGGCACGAAGATGACGCCAAAAGAAGGCACCATCCTCCGAGAAAAGATGATTGCGTCTATGCCGGGCTTTGGTGAACTCATAAAGTCACTCGAAAATGAACTCGAAAGAACAGGACGTATTACTCTTTGCGATGGAACCCCCGTTCTTGTTCCATCGCCTCATATGGTTATTCCGTATCTGTTACAGGGTGATGAAAGCCGATTGATGAAACAGGCCTTGATTTATCTAGACCAAGAAATCCGTCGGGCCGGTCTTCAGCAATACGTCCTAAAGGTCGCAGATATCCACGATGAATGGCAATGGAGGGTGCATAACGAATATGTCGATAGGTTTGTTAGGTTGGCTATTCCTTGCTTCCGCCGTGCTGGCGAGAGCTTTGGGTATCTTATTCCCATCGACGGTGACGCAAAAGTAGGTAAGACATGGGCAGAGACCCACTAGGAGATAAATCAATGAAATACCGTATCATGCTAGCCACTAGCGGGAGTTACTACGTCCAGCGTCGCAATTGTTGTGGTGAGTGGAAAAAGTTCGGTAACTTTTTTCGAACTAAGGCTGGCGCACGAGAGTTCATCCGCGACCTAAAGGCGACTGAACCTTGCTGTGATAAAGTCGTGGAGTATTGTTAAATAATGCTTGACAAATAGGAGAAACATTGGTATAATTGCTTATTAGGTTGTAGATTGTTGTTTGTTTACAATGGAGAATGATATTGGCTAATAAAGCCGTAGAGTTTACTATTCGTGGTGCTATTGATTGGTGTAAGCTTCTTGGCCCGGCGCGGCCCTACACCGGCGACCCGAAGTTCGACAAAGGACCTTCGTGGTCTGTCGAAATCAATCCTGATGAGAAGTCCCGCGCCCTTTTGAAGAAGTATGGGCTTGAGACTAAGCTTCGTAAGGACAAGCATCTTCGCAAGGACGGCACCCCGACTAAGAACCCCCGTCAGTATGACTTCCTTCGTCTGACTATTCTTGAGCGGAAGGCCGACGGTGAGAAGAATAAGGCCCCTGCTATCATCGATGCCAGTGGTCGTGATTGGGGTCAGGAAACTGAAATTGGTAACGGCACTATCGCCGATATCCTAGTCCGTTACATCGATTACGGGACGACGCAGGGTCTCTACTATAAGAAGATGCGCGTTCTAAAGCTCGTGCCTTATGAAGGCGGTTCGGATTTTGAACCCCTGTCTGAAGACGACGAATTCTTTGCCGGTGGTCAGGAGCCCGTTGCCGAACAGGCCAATCCTGCCGACGACCTCGGCGATGATGATATCCCGTTTTAATCGTCTTCCGCCTCAAGGAAGTCTGTTTACAGACGATACTTGTTTGAGCGGATAGGTGCCTCTGCCCGAAATGCAGGGGTGAGACCTGTGTGGCCGCCGTGCAGGTTATATCGAGAAGCGCGGGTGTCCTAGGCCCCAACGGCGGCACCGTTTTACAGGAGAGAGAATGAAGAATATCATCGAAGATTTCACGGCGTCGTTTGCGTTCGACAACGGATTGTCGTTCGAGACGGCGACCTCACTCGTCGAGTGGATGGAAAATGAAGGTGTTCTGGACTATGACATCCTGAAGGAAGTCTATTCCGAACCGCTGCCAGAGGTAGCGAATGATGCGTAACGTGTTTTCTTTTGTCAAAGGTTATTTCACAGAAAATCTCGGAGCTAATACTATGGCGACTATTAAGGAACTCTCGAATGGCAAATTCGCACTGCTCGACCGGCAGGGCTCAAACATCGGCACCTACTCGCGGGCGCGTGATGCGCGTCGTGGAGCGATGCGTAAGGGCCTGCAAGTCGCCTAGAAGTAGAATTGATTACCGTCCTCATCTGGACCTCTTGATTATTAATCTTACCATCCTTAATAAAGTGCTTTCGAAAGGATTTAATGATATGGCGAATAACTTCGCAGCCCTCTCGGCTGCTATTGATGCCGTCGTTGCTGGTATTCAGGAAGTCGCTGCGGCGATTGCTAATCCGGCTGTCGACAACAACGACCAGACCGTGATTGACGGTTTCACGGCCAAGCTCACGGCTGCTGCTGATGCCCTTAAGGCGGCGACGGCGGCTGAGAATGCCGAGGATACCGGAACGACGGCTCCGACTACTCCTCCGACTGATGGTTCGGGTAGCCCGGACGTCCAGCCGTAATTGACTGACGACGTCAAGAGAGAGACGCTTGACCCTAGGACATTGCCCGAAGACATCTTCCGGCTCCTGTCTGATGCCGAAGGTCACGAAGTCTCCGAAGAGAACGTCGAATGGGCGGGGAAGGTCTTTATGGACCTTCTCCGTTCCCGTCTTAAGAAACGTGAAGAAAAGAAAGGCGAAGAAGTCCTGAGGTTTTCATCCTTAGGTAAAAAGGACCGCCAGATTTGGTATGACGCAAATATGCCGGAGGCATCAGAACAACTGCCCGGTAAGATGCACTTCAAGTTCCTTTATGGCGACGTCCTCGAACTCTTGATGCTGTTTCTTGCGAAGGAAACGGGACATGAGGTCACTCATGAACAACACGAAGTCGACGTCGACGGTGTCAAAGGCCATATGGATGCTGTTATTGATGGTGTCCCTGTGGATTGTAAGTCAGCCTCAAGCTTCTCTTATCAGAAATTTGCTAACGGAGGCTTCGTCTTCGACGACCCGTTTGGGTATATTCAGCAGCTTTCCGGATACGCACACGCCATAGGCAAGACCGACAGGGCTGGCTTCTTGGTATGCGATAAGACACATGGAGATATCTGCTTTGCCGAAATCGACGCCCTCACAATTGAAGGCAATCCGCCGCAAGACCGGATTGAAGAACTCCGAAGAATTCTTCATTCGCCGGAGCCGCCTGCTCGCTGCTATGAAGCGGAACCAGAAGGCAAATCAGGAAACCTCAAACTAGGTATCGGGTGTTCATACTGTCCTAAGAAATACGAATGCTGGAAGGACGCCAATAACGGCAAGGGCCTCCGTAAATTTGTGTATTCTAGAGGTCCTGTCTGGCTGACTAAGATCAAGAAAGAACCTAGAGTAGACGAGGCGTCATGATTACAAAAGACACAGCAGATGCACTCGATGCACTAGGACGGACCATTTGGAACCCGGCTACTGGACTAGGATTGACTTCTGAGAGCCCTGATATCGATAGTGAGTTGGCGTCGTTAATCACCGAGCCAATGAAGACTATCGACGGACGGGACTTGGCGACTGGGTTTCGATATACCTTGAATGTCACGAACGCCCTACAGCTTCGGGCTAAACATTGGTATGTCTCTTCTATCGCTGAACTCCAACCGTCTCCGGGGGTCTTACGGGTGAATACTTCATTCACCTTGATGACTACACCGGGGACGTCACTCGGATACACAAACTCTTACGGGAACACCTTAGGTTTGGCGACATGCGCCGCTATTTGTTATACGTGGGAAGAAGTCATCAGACGGTGGCTGTTAGGCCAGTATCCTCTGGCTATTAATCAGCCATGACTGATAGGGCTCGTGAAGGTCACCTACGACGAACCTACGGGATAACGCTAGAGCAATACGACGAACTCTTACGTCGTCAAGACGAGAAGTGCCCGATATGCGAAAGGCATCAAGATGAGTTCCCTACAAGATTGGCAGTTGACCACGACCATATTAGCGGAGAAATTCGCGGATTGCTTTGCCGATACTGCAACCATCGCTTGGTTGGCCGTCACCGTGACAGTGCCGTGCTGCGTCGTATTGCTGATTATCTCGATGTAGGGACGGGATGGTTCGTTCCAACTAAAAAGAAAAGAAGGCGCAAGCCTCGGAAAGCAAAGAATGGCAAAACTCCAACTGCCTGACCAGAAGGTTCTGGTTTTGGATATCGAATGGAAGCCTACGAAGGCGTTAGTCTGGCGGGCTTTTAAAGAGAATATCGGTCCTGAACAAATCATAGAACACGGTGGTCTTCTCTGTGTCGGAGCAAAATGGCTCGGTGAGAAGAAGGTTTACTTGTTCTCTGAATGGGAACATGGTCATCAGGGGATGCTGGATGAAATCCACGCGATGATGTCCTATGCCGATTGCATCGTCGGATTTAACTCGGATAAGTTCGATATTGCGAAACTTATCGGCGAGTTCGTCCTTCACGACATGAAGCCCGTCCCGCCCTGCACCACCGTCGATTGTTACAAAGCGATTAAGAAGTTCGGCTATTTCATGGGCCGTCTCGCCTTCATCGGACCTTTCCTCGGCATTGGTGCTAAAATCGAACATGAAGGCATCAGCCTTTGGAAGAAAGTCGAAGCCGGTGACGTCCAAGCTCAGCGACGAATGGAACGATATTGTATCCAAGATGTCGCTCTTACTGAAAAGCTATACCTCAAAATTCGACCACATATCCGAAATCACCCTCACTTGGGTAAGACCGGGGCCAGTGAATGCCCCGCCTGTGGAGGCCGACACTCTCACAGTCGAGGAACTCGTAGAACACGGTCCTACAAGGTCCAGCGGCTACAGTGTCAAGATTGTGGGCATTGGTTCGACGGAACAAGAAGTAAAATCTGATGGACAAATGGGATTTGCGGTTCCTAAGGCTCGCCGAAGAAACAGCGAGTTGGAGCAAAGACCCGTCGACTAAGGTCGGCTGCGTCATCGTGGACCCGGACACCAATCGTATCGCGGGGGTAGGCTTTAACGGCTTCCCCCGTGGTATGTGTGACCACAAAGAACTCTATGAAGACCGTGAGACAAAATATTCTCGGACTATTCATGCAGAGGTCAATGCGGTCTTGAACTCGTCCGGTTCTCTAGAAGGAATGACGGCATATGTCACTCATCCCCCCTGCACAAATTGTGCTCTCGTGCTTATCCAAAGTGGCATCAGTCGTGTCGTATGCACTTCTCCTAGTGACGACCTGTTGTCACGGTGGGGGAAACAGCTTGAACAAACAAAGGGCTTCTTTGCAGAAGCCGAAGTAGAATACGAAGAAAATGGATAACGACACCAAACAGAGAATTGCCGACTACTTCGACCCGTGGGACTTGGTTGAGTATCTCGGGCTTACGACAGAAGAAATCATCGAAGCCTTTGAAGACACCATCGAAGAGAGGCTTGCCTCTGTTGAAGAATTAATGGGTGTGGAGAGAGAATGAGGACGATATATATAGCCGGGCCTATGTCCGGCATTCCTGAGTTTAATTTTCCAGCCTTCTATGCCGCTGAAGAATATCTCAAAGACTACTACGACTTCGATAAGATTTGGAACCCTGCCAAGAAGGATATTGAGAAAGAGCTAAACAAAGAGGCCTTCGCTGCTGGCGACCATGTAAAGGCAAATGCCACGGGCTTCGACTTTCGTGAAGCCTATCTTTGGGATGTCCAGAAGGTTATCGAAAGTTCCGCGATATACATGCTTAAAGGATGGGAGAAGTCGCCCGGTGCAGTAGGTGAACACGCCGTTGCAGTCGCCTGTCAGAAGCATGACCCTAGCTACGAGATTATCTATGAGTAAGGTCTTGTATCTAATCGGGTCGTTGCGTAATGACCGTATCCCTAAGCTAGCTAATAAAATCCGTGAAGACTTCCCTGATTTTGAAGTCTTTGACGACTGGTATGCAGCGGGACCGGAGGCCGATGACTACTGGAAGGAATACGAACAGAACCGTGGTAGGACGTATCAAGAGGCTCTCTCGGGACATGCTGCTAGAAACGTCTTCGCGTTTGACAAGCGCAACCTCGACCGATGCACTCACGCTATGCTTGTGCTGCCTGCTGGCAAGTCAGGTCATATGGAAATCATGTATGCGACCTACGGCGTCGGAGCGAAAACGGCAATCCTCCTAGACCCTACTGACGTCCGTTGGGACGTGATGTATCAATTCGTCCCTGCTATTCTTAATAACGACGAGGAAATCAACGAATGGCTAAACCCAAGCTCACCGGAACAAAACATGACGGCGGAAAAGCAAGACTTGACTTGGTCTCGCGACCGGCCCTTGAAGGTCTTGCCGGGGTCCTGGGTTTCGGCGCAGAAAAATACGCCGCCCATAATTGGCGTGGCGGCATCGAATTTTCCCGGCTCATTGGGGCGGCGTTGCGGCACATCCACGCATTCAATGACGGCGAAGACCTCGATCCGGAAAGCTCGCTGAGCCATATCGACCATGCTCAGTGTTGCCTGATGTTCCTGTCGGACCAAATCAAGAGAGGAACAGGGCTTGATGACCGATACTCAGGATGATTTTCATGACGTAATCGGAGATATCTATGTCGAACGAGATACGTCTCTGATTTATGAGGTTAAGTTCTTCGAGGATTTCGTCTTGGTCCGACCGGGTTCGCCGTGTTTTTATACTTCGCTACGGAAGCTCAGTCATGTCGAGTTCGCGGCTCAGTTCGATGAATACAGCGGCGACCACTCAGCAGTCAAGGACGCAATCCGAGGAATGACACCGGAACTCGTAGTGGAATAACATGGAACGGTCGAAAGAGCCTAAGCGTAAGTCTAAAGAACACCGGGAGAGAAAGCCGACACCGGGAACTAAAGAATTCCTAGAATGGTTGAGAGAGGAAGACGATGACGTATAACAGCCGTGAAGAAGCCGTGGCATCGGTTGCCGAAGACGACCAGCGGGTTCAGTATGACGGAAAGGATTTCGGTCGTATCGAAGCGATTTCAGGAACCTTTACCCATCATGCCGTCGAACTCATCGCCAGCCTAGGGGCCTACGCCCTTACAACCAAGGCAGAGGAACCCGGTGATGCCGAGGAGGCCAAAGACCAAGCCGCAGAAACCGCGTATGCCCGTAGAGAACTTATTGAACAGTGGGCGTTGACGCAGCTTGCGCTTAGTAAGATTGCATGGGCGCTTCGGGTCGACGGTAACGCAGCCTACGACAGGCTGATTGCCGCTCTGAATATCGAGGGCGGAACCATCGACATGCGTGGACTATAATTTAGATAAAAAAAGGGCTCTCCGGCAATTAAGCTAGAGAGCCCTTTGTTGTTTTGGCAAGTCTTGCCAATTATTTCTTACAAATGACGGTGTCTTTAAGGCCGAATAACAGAGTTGTCATGGCGTTACCGGCGTTATTGACTGCAACGGCGTAACCTTGGGTGTCCACCACAGGTCCTCCGGACATTCCGGGTGCGACAGGACCTTTAAACACCCTCATTCCCTTGCTGTAAGGTAGGTCGTCGACTGCATCGTCTGATTTGACGATATCGCCCGTAGATACGACAGTGTTCATCCGGAGAATAGGGACCGACTGACCATAATCAGTCACTCCATAGGACAGGTATGTCGTATTCGGCTTGATGCCGTCACAACGATACCTGACATATGGGATATTCCTAGGTAAGCCGGGAGCGCTCATCAGAGCGAAGTCATGGCGAGGGTCGTCCTGATATTCAGTGACTACTGTCTCTGTCTGGACGTCGACACATCTGTCTCCGTGGGCGACATGTCTGGCAGTGGCGAGGATGCCGGGACCTATCAGGAATGCCGAGCCGGTATAGAAGTCATCACCTTTCTGACAGACGATGTATCTGACTGCTGACAGATTGAGTGTCGGAGGGATACTAGGGTCTGTGTAAGGTGCGAAGACCGTAGGGGCATACGTCGGAGTTGGCATAGCTACGGCAAGTAAAGCCATTACGGTTTTAATCATCCGATGTATCCTTGCATGAGCCCTTTGGCGAGCTTTCCTTTGACTTTGGCGATGCATTCTCCACGGGTGACAACCCCGTTCTTGTCGATATCAAGGCCCGCATTCTGGCGAAAAGTAGTAGGCGTCTTGCGTCTGTCAAAGAGAGGATAGGCATCGGGCTTTCCAACTCCTTTCGGCCACAGAATAGCCATATATAGGTCGCCTAGGTTATGCAGTCTGCCGGTATAGGACTTGAAGTATTTATAGACGTAGTTAATCTGGTCCTCGGGAGACATTCTTGATAGATGTTCCGTGCTAGTTCCAAGGGCCTTTGCCGTGCTTGGCATGAACTGAATTAACCCGACAGCGCCGCTGCCAGCGGCATTTTTTATATCTGCTCGGAACGTCTCCCCGCTTTCCCATGCGATACAGGCCATAAGGTCTGATGGGTCGCATCCTAGTTCTTCTGCGGTCCAGATAATACGAGCCTTGAACGTAGGAGATACTCGTGAACCCCAAGCGATACTATGTGGACTTGCTTGAATACTTAGCGCTTCTGCTTTTTGTGGCAGGGCCAGTGATAATGGCAGTTGCGTCTCTAAAGGCTTGCTTAAAATATCCCTAGGAACTTCTCCCGTCTTGGGGCTAAAGGGGCGGCGGGTTGACCAGCCTCCGCGACGTTCCTAGTGGCCGTAGCAGTATCGACACCCTTGAGTTTCTCGATAGTCCTCATCGTCCCGGTCAGACCGAGCATCCCGAGAAGGATATCACGAAGGAAACCTAGGTCAGGCATTCCGAGATGAAACGCCGGGGCTAGCATCGTCGAGTAAATAAAACCGACACCGCATGACCAGCCGATGAACGGACGCCAACCCGCGACGAACATCCTAGGATTAGCCGCCTCGATTTTATTGACATCGATTTGACCCATTAGTTCGTCATGCTGGCGGGTCGCCTCGGCGTCTGCGAGTTCAGCAAGCTTCTGCTGTAGTTCGAGTTTGTCCTTGGGGTCGGGGATGACACGGTCGACAACCGTCCCGACTACGTTAAGAATATCAAGAATACCTGCCATTATTTATCCTTTGAACCATCCGAAGACTTGGGCTAGAACGGTGATGATACCCGTAGAGAACATCCCGCCGATTAGCCAGAGAACCCCCGCTCCCTTGTTACGGAGAGCGAGGAGTTCGTCTAGTTTCTTATTCTGTGCCTCGAACTGAGCCTTGACTTCAAGGAAGTTCTTAGACGTATCGACTTTGTGTTCTTGGAACTCTCGTTTGAGTTCTTGGACTTCGACCTCCATACGGGCAATTCTTTCTCCATAGGCGGTCATCAGAACTCCTTCCCGAATTCGTCTTTACCGAACGCGTTAGAGTTGAACTCACCGCCGAATTCTGACTTGCCTTTCGGAGGCTTCGGCTTATACGTCTGGACAGATACGCCGAACACACTAGGTCCAAGTCCCTTGGCGACACCCTTGGCACCTTGGTCGTTATATAGGTCAAACATGTCCTGTGCCACAAGTGGAACAAACATCTTACCTACGTCACTTCCAATGTTCTGAGGGTTCTTGACATTAAGTTCATTGCCGTCACGGTCTTTACCCGTCAGAAGGTCATGAGCAAAGCTAACCACAGGGGCTTCCTTATTTTTCAAGAAACTCCCGACGACGTCGGCACGGTTAGGAGCCCCGAACTTGCCGGTCGTGAGGTCAGAGACTTCACCATCGGAATTGACCTTCTGTCCCGACATCAACTGCGCAGCCGTTCGGACATAAGGCTGAAAACCAGCGGTTATGTCATAACGGGTATTTCCATCGCGGATTTTAGCGAAGTCAGTCGAACGAGGGTCGGTATCGACATCAAGTCCCGCCGTTTTGGCGATACCAAGAACAGTCGTAACTACCGTAGTATAGGCCAGGAGGCTCTTAAGGGCTTCCTTACGAGCAATCGGATTAAGCCGGACGTAATATACCGGATTAAGCATCGATACACGGCTCGCCATTAGGCGCGGAGAGAAGAACGTCCCGCTAAGCAACGGAGACGCCTTGTTCATATCGAACTCTTCGCCCTTTAGGAATTTTGGAACCAGAGCATTCAAGTCGCCACGGCCAGTTGCCGTATTGATGAACTTACTGATATCTTTCAAGTCCTTGTCGGACAAAGCCTTGCCTGCGGCACGGGCGTTATAGACAAGACTGTCAAATGTATCGGCACGGAGCTTATTCAGGAAGCCGACATATGCCCGGTCAGACGCCCTGACGACAGCACCAAGGACCGGAATAGCCTCGGCAAGGTTCGACATAAATCGTTCCTCACGGTCGGCCAAACGACCCTTGATATCGGTCAAGGCTAGGCCGCTGTCCTCCATGAGAGAGAACGTCGGACGAGAAGCAATCTCTGCCTTTACGGCATCGAAGTTCTTCGGACCAAGCTGCTTGAACATGCTCGCGAAGGCACTCCAATATTCCTTCTTATGGATTAAAGGAAGACCCTGACGTAGCGCAGCCGAAAGGTCAGTCGATGCCATGATGGAACGCGGCAGGTTCAAGGCATCAGCAACCCAAGAGGATAGCGACCTCTTATTAAGGCTCTCCGATAGCTCAGGAAAGACTTTCTTGAGCGCATCGAGTTCGGCATTAGTCGGGATAGTCACCCCGGAGTTTCCGAGGAGTTTTGCCAGCCCGCTGCGAGCCTTCAGAGTATCGGTATAATCAAGCCTAGGATGATGGGTAATTGTATCATAGAGGGCGTTTTTTTCAGTCTGAGAAAGATTATTACTGATACTAGCAAGGCTAGGCACAGTCGGCATCTCACCCTGAAGCTTGGAAAGCTCGACGTGATAACCAGCCTCACCGCCTAGATAGTTACGGACATTCCTGGCGGCTGCGAAACGCTTGGCCCGTTCCTGCGTATAGAGGGCTTCCTGCTCTGCACGTAGCGGAGACGCCTGCTTAATGGCCTTAACAAGCCTTTGTTCAGGTGTCAGGTCTTCCTCAGGGATATCGTCTATAGAAGGCTTGCCCTTACCATCTCGATACCCGAGACTTCCACGTTCATCCTTCATCAAGCGGCGCAAAAATTCTGGAAAGGTTTCTCCTTTCTTCTGCGCCTTCGTATTTACTTCATACGGCTTGGTTTCTGGCTTGGAGGCTGAAGCGTCCATATCCTGCTTCTCGGCAGGGGTTAGGAATTCATCAACGCTAAGAGCATCTTCTTTAGGAGCCCTAGGAGCCGGTTCGATTTCCTGGACACGACCCTTGCCAGCGCCCGAACGACGATAGCCACCAAAACGCTTAATCTCGGGATACATATCCATGAGATTATACATCGCTTCTCGGATTTCACGAGGGCCAAGCTTATTGGCTCCATTACCGAACTGGTCGATTGCGATTTCGGCAGTCCCATCCGGTTCGATACCCATCTTGATAGGAAGCCTATTTCCGTCCTTAGTAGTATAAGTTAAATACTTATTACCGTCAGGAGTATCGGTCGGATGCTCCTCAAAAGGACCGTGAACACGCCCTTCTGTCACAGGTCCTTGCGGAGCCTCTACAGGGTCAATCGGAGTAGGCGATACACTATCAGCCGGGGCTGCAAGGTCGTCTAGTTTCTTCTGATAGAAATTCTGGACGGCTTCATCGGCCTTGTCGACGGCTCCTTGGAAATCATCAGAGGTCATGTGGTATTTGTTACCACTGTCACCCTGCTGTCGCATCAAGGCTGACTGGTAGTCATCAGGAGAACGGAACTTATCCATTTCTGCCTGATGGGTCTCGTCCCAAATCTTCTGAGCCTCTGCCTTGTTTTCAGGAGTATCAAGCCTAGACTGAAGTTCTAAATCAGAACTAGAAGGAACGTCGTTAGCCGGAGGAGGCGGGGCCTCGTATGGGACATCGCCGTAGCTGTCCTTGACCTCCGGCTTTGGAGCAGTCGCGTCAAGGAACTCACGATTGGCAGGAGGAAGGTCGTTAAGGACGTCTTCCGGAATAATCTGGTCACGATTGTTGACACGACGCTGCAACGGCGGACCGCCAGCAGCAGCCGGGTCGTTCATAATCGTGGCGATTTCCTTCGGGTCCATTGGACGGACGCCTCCGGCATTGCCATTAGGCTGACCGTCAGGAGCGATATGCTCATCCGAGAGTGTCTCGGGGGGCTTGATACGTCCCCGGACGGCCTTACCTACCGCCTCCATGCCACCTTGGAATACAGCGCCAGTCGCCATGTCGGACAGGACTTCTTCAGGATGGATTTTATCCTGCATCCCGGTGTTGACATCGACCTTCTGACGACCTACCGAGGAAACCCCCTGAACAGCCGCCTGTGCCGGAATGCGCTCAGCAGCCGTAGCTCCCGGAGCAATCGCATACGTCGGGTCGACGCCACCTAGGACAGTCCCGAGGAGGGTAACGGCTCCGCGTCCAATGTTATCCGGAGATACGTAGTCCAGAGGATGTCCTTTACGGACATTCTGAAATGATGGAGCCTTTGCATACTTCTTTTCGAAGTCTGCGTCATAGGATTTGATTGCAGTGTTAATCTGTTCGTCAGAATAACCCTGATGCTTAAAGTAGGCTCGGGCAAGACCTCCCCCGCCTAGGGGGCTGTGAATAGCAGCCCGGATAAAGTTATCCTTAAACCTTTGCCACGGAGAGGGTTGAGTAGCCATTAATTATGGTTTCCTTAGTCGCCAAATCGGCTTATTAGCTGTGCCTAGATTGTCGTAAATCAGGCGAGGACCGTTCTTGGTGTTGTGGAGCTTGCTCTGGTCGACACGCGGGTCCGGGATGATATTCATTTGCATCCCATCGGGCGACACAAGTCCACGACCGTATTTAGTGTCGTAGGCCCGCTGCTGAGGCTTCGCAGGTGTCTTGTCGATACGCTCCTGGCCCTGCTGTTCAGTGACGTCGTTGTGTTCTGACCGTTCTGAGAGGTTACCGGCAGCGATGTTGTTACGCTGAGCATCCAGACCAAGCTGTCCCTGATGATACGTCGAACGCTCCTGAAGGTTACGATTTCGATAATCGGTCGTGGCGTCGTGGTAACGCGACGTCTCGTTCATCTGCATCTGCTTCGCCGGAGGAACGGCTCCATACGCGATGTATCGGGCGGCGTTCTCGTCGTAGTCTTCAGGGATTAGACTAGATACGTCGACACCACGGAGTTGTCCGACTTTAATCGCCTGTTCACGCATCGCCTTCCAAGTCTCGGGGGTTGCGGCATTCATCATACCGGCGACACGATTATAGACGATGTTCTCGTTCGTCCCGTCATAGACCCGGTTCTGCCTTTCGAGGTTCTTCTGCTGTCGGGTATCATCTACGACTTGACTGCGATACTTCCATGCGGCTGTCGGGTCGATTTGGGCGATGCGGCCAATGGCTTCCTCGGGATGGTTCATCAGTCCCTTGGAAGCAGAAATCATATTCTGCTTGTCACGTTCGTCTTTAAACGGAGTAGTTCCGTCGGTATAATACGAGATTGCATCAGCCAAGGCCCCGAGGATGGTATCCTTCTTGGGCTTCCAGCTATCGCCTGTGACTGCGATGACGTCATCAGCAGAATGAGGGGCAGGAGGCTGCGGTGCAAAAGACTGTGGAGTGGAGCCCGGAGCCTGTGCTCCCTGAGGAGCCTGCGGAACGAGATAACCTTCGTCGTCGTAGCCGAACTTCGTAGGACTGCCGCCGCCTTCGTCATCACCATTGACTAGGCTAGATAGAAAAGACAGTAATCCCATTAGTCAATTCCTTCTCTTGGCGTAAGCCTGCCGTAATCGACGCCGTCGTATTCACCCATGAAGCCGGGGATATACGCCCAAGGACGAAGTTCCTTGACTTCATCAGCCATGACGCCTTCCTGTCGACCTTCGGGGAGACCCATACCTTCGACAAAGGTCCAGCGATACCGCCCGAGACCGTCGGAGTATTCGCCGACCTTCTCGATATCCTTCTTTAGCCGCCGGTCAGAGATACCGGGGATAAGCGAAGCCCCCTTGATAAGCGTTCCTGCGATGCCCTTCTTGGCTCCCTTGGAAGAACTATTCTCCTGAGCGACCCTGCCGCTATCGGCAAGAACGCCACCTGCGCCGATACCAAGCTGACCCATCTGATTTAGATGGTTCATGTATTGGTCGAGATACGTCGAGGCTAGCCCACTACGATAGTCTTCAAGACCCTTGATATCCGCACCAGAATTAAGAAGGCCTCTGGATGCCATGTTACTGTTGACGGCGTCTGTTCCCTGATTTAACAGGAAGTTAAAACCACCGCTATTGGCATAGCCTCCGGGACCGCCGTCTAGCATAGTCTGCATAAGCCCTGAAGCCTTGCTGGCACCGCCTAAGGCACCGCCTAGCGAGCCAGTGAGCATCCCGTTGTTGACATTCTTAGACGAAGACGTCTGCGTAGAAGTCGACGGTGACCCGAAGAGTGTTTTACCGATACCGCCCATTTCGTTCTTTCTGTTTCTTGTTGAACTCGTCTTTAGTCAAACACATAATCTCATGGTCACCATCGGGGTAGGTTTCTATCCCTAATGACACGAAACCAATTCTCTTGGCGAGATACCTAGCGCCCCTTAGATTTACGGGAGTGATGCCTCGAACGACTTCAGCGCCTTGCTGATTAAATAAGTCATCATACATCGCAAAGGCGATATCGAGAGCCTCTTTTCCACGGGCCTTGAAGAACCAGTGGGCGGTATAGCAACCCGGATAATCGAAAGTCGCTATACCGACGTTGTTCCCGATGACATACATGATGTTGTGACGGTTCGCTATCCAGCCCTCATAGTCGAATCTATCGCCGTTGAACTCGAAGCTTGCTTGCTTCAGCAATTCATCGTCGAACGACCGTTCTGGTGTCATGCCGTATATAGTGCCCAAAAGGTTGCTCCAAATGTAAGAGTAGAGCTAGCATTAGCTGTCTGAAAACCCCATTTAGTAGCGGCAGAAATTCCCGATATAGCCTCAGAGTAAAAGACTAGCCACGTAAGGCCATTATCCATTGAGAATGAATAAGTAATATTAGTGCTATCATTCTTCATTCGCATAAATAATGTAGCGTTAGTTCCAAATCTCTGAGCACCGGATAACGTTTTAATATCGCCGGCACCACTTGAAACACCCCAACGATAATCAGCGCTAACCATAGTCTGTCGAATTTTTCTAACGATGTTATTGGAAGCATCGTATAAATTAACAGAAAGGTCATTTCCGATAGTGCTGTCTCCACTAATAGAAACAGCACAATAAATTGTATAGGGAGCCGTTGGAAGATTTTTTGTGTATTTAGCGCTAGTTCCAGATGCAGGAAGTGTTATATTAAAATACGACCCTGCAAGATAAGATGTAGTTGTTCCGCCTGGATTGCTACCAACTAATGTAAAGGTGGCGGGGTCAGGTGGACTAGATGTAAGAAAGCCCGCATAACTGGCTCCGCCGCTTCCGCCACTAGAAGGTGTGACCCATGTCGGGTCGGCGCTGGCTCCATTGGTTTGCAGGACTTTACCGGCTGTTCCGGCAGGAAGTCGCTTCCAACCCGAGGCCCCCCTGAAGAGGATATCACCTTGTGTCGGAGTTCCTGCGATGAAATCTAGGATATCATCGATAGAACATGCCGTCGGGGCAGCCGTGCCAGCCGTCTTATTCGCGAGAATAGTCTTAGCGGCGATAGTGGCAAAGTCGATGACGCCATTACTGACGTCAAGACCGGAACCAAGCGCTAATTTCTGAAGAATTCTAGCAAACTGCGGTGTCGGTTTACCGTCTTTGTCGACAATCTCGACCTGAGTGCTAAGCGGAGGCAGAAGGCTACTGACCATCAGAGGCTCCTCCGATTTCAACATTCAGACCGTCGATGCGACGGGCATATCCGGTATCTGTAATCTTAAATAGAAGCCCCGGCGATTTAACGATACCTAGCCCGTAATAACGGGCATAGGTCTGACTGCCACGAGGCGAGGCCTGGACAGTTCCATGATTGACCCAATCAATGGTGTCAGACGTCTCTAGGGTGATACCAAGCGTAGTCGCATCGATACCAAGCGGAGGTTGCGTCTGCGAGATAGCGACTTCAGCCATGTAAACCGGCTTGACATTGCGAAATCTCTCGGTGACACCACCATAGACATAAGACGTAATAGGCGTGGTTTCGTAATCTAGCCGTCCTACGGCATCGATTTCATAGAGCTTACCGCTGTCGGGGTCGATACATACGTTAATACCGTTCCAATCGCAACCGTCGACACCGCGCCAATAGTTGTCGGCATCAGGCGAGGACCATTGTGCCCACTGTTCAGATAGTTTGTCATAGACGTAGGTCTCGGCACCGGCTTGTAGGACATAGAAGTCATGGTCGTCTTGTGTAAACGTCCAAGCCCGAAGAATACGCTCCTCAGCGCCAACAAGAATTGCAACCAGAACCGTCGAGCCAGTAACCCTGATAGGTGTCACAGGGGTAGCGATAACTTGCCCCTGCAACGCCGTCATATACTCCCCTACAGTAGGGAAGTTAATAGCAGTTAGCGCCAGCCCCTGAGTAATCCGACCGAGTTCGGTTGCGGCACGAAGCGCTATGAGCGTTCCGCCTTCAGTAGTCCGGACTTCAGGAGTTGCGGTCATTACACCGTCCTATTGAGCTTTAGGTTAAGGGCATTAACGAGGGTCTTGTTCCAGTTGGTCCCACTCGGGTCTTGGTCGAACAAGTCCCACCAATACGTATAGGCTGTCGTAATAGTCCGGTCGGCACCGTTGCCGGTATTGACACCGGAAACAACCGAAACCTGAATATTGCCGTCACCACCGTCGACCTTGCGACTACGGTGCATCACCATGACCCCTCGAACCGACGTGACATTATTAGGAAGGTCGGACAAAGAGAACTGTGCAGGAGCAGGCAGAGGGAACGGAGCCGAGATGAACTTCGTGTCGTCATCCGGCGATATCTCGTTGATGAGGTTATAGCCGACTAGCGAAGTCAGAGGCGTCCCCGCAGTCGATGCGGCATTAGTATCGGTGTAAGTCAGGACGTTACCGACGGTGTAGTAAACGCTTTCGCCACCGGCAGTGGTTCCACGATAAATCTTATACCCGGTTGCACCGCTTACAGAGGTCCACGTAAGGGTATTTGAAGACGTCGTTCCTGTCGTGACTTGAGAGACTTCGTTAGACGGAAGGGTTTCACCCGATGGTGTAATCGCCGAGACTTTGTAATAATACGTCCCTGCTGCAAGAGTTCCACCCGTCGTTGAAGTCGAAGGGGCATTCAAAGTAGGCGGTCCGCCTGCGGACGAACCCCACGGCATCGTGACGTCGGCATCAGGAAGGAGCTTATAGACCTGACACGAACCCATGAAGGTGTTGTTTACTGAAGTCGTGCCGTCCCAAATAATAAAGTCTTTGACGTAAAGCGTCGGGGCCCCTGTCAAAGCACCGAAAGCAACCATCCCCATTTTGACGTTTTGGGCGGTTCCAACAGACCCGGAAGTATTCGTAATGGTCTTGATATTAGTAAGTTTTAGGACCGTGACGCCTTCGAGGCGGACTTCGATAGAACCGTTAACCGCATCTAGTGCAAACTGCGTCTCTACATGCCGCCAGGCATCTGCAATCACAACAGGATTGACGCTCTGGCCAAGCAGGACGTCTCCGCCACTGTCAGACCTATACGCCTGAAAATACCCACTAGGATTACAAGTTACGAAACAGTGCGTTAGATTACTGGTATCTGCAATCTGAGCGAACCTAGGCTGTCGACCAGTGCTATCTGGAAGGCTTGTAAGCCAATACCTTGCCGCGACACCTACTACAGTCTGAGGACCGTTGAGGACCTTTCGAAACGTCGAAGTGCTGTTCGGGCTTAGCGTAAGGACAGTCTTGCCGCCCGCAGTCGGGTCGGGGTCGGCTGTCAGCGACACCCAAGAGAGTTCGGCATATGGACCGTTTAGCATCAAACTGGCATTAGTGCCGTAGCTAGTGAAATCGTCCATCCACTGAATAGCCAAGGTTAACCTCCTAAAGAAGCAAGGATTGCGTCCCGAGTTTTCTCGGCAATCGCGGGGTTGGAAATTACGCTCGGATTACCGGCGATAGAGAATACCGTTCCGTCATCAGCGACGAGAACGACCGAGGTATCTTTCATACGGACGGCGGTGCCACCATAGACACCGAAGTTAAAGGCGCGTCCTTCGATACGCTGAAACGGGGCTGCACCGTCTCCGGTGGCTCGCCAGACCTCGACAGATTTTTCACCAAGAAGCCAGAACTCATCCCCGACAACTCTGATTTGAAGGATTTTATCGGGGAACCGTTCCGCAGTCGCAAAATCTAATGGTTGAAACTGAAGGCTACCGGGCTGAAGCCAATAGAAGCGGTCCTTACCGGCGACTGCCGCTAGGACAAACCCATTGAATACGTCAATCGAGGAGAAGGCGATGCCGCTGCCTTCAATCAGAGAAACATCGACATCGGCTAGAGCCGCCGTCCCATTCGTGTATTGAAGAGTGTATCCGTCCGTGATGAATAGATAGCCATTGGTGGCACACATGTCAGGAGCACCCGTGCCCTGTATCATACCGGTGATATGGGTAGTCGAGATAACCCTCGCCGGAGACATCGTGTGCCGGTAGAGGTCTAGGCCTGCGACATGAAAGACATCGCCGTTACAGAAACCAGGCTGCCTGAAGATACGCCGACCGGGTTTGTCATCGCCGACGGACGTCAACTCGACTAGGGCCGGTCTCTCAATTAGACCGACTTGGTCGTCGGTATTAGTCGGGTTAGTTTCAAAGAACCGATTGATTAGCGGGACCAAGGGTTCGTCAGAACGGCGTCTGACCCACTGAGTAATCCCTAGAGGGACACTTACCTCCACGGGTAGGGCCTCCCTGTGTTGAATTCAGAACTGTTGAGATTGGTAGAAGCACCGTTATCGGTCGCAAAGCCTCTCGTGTCGAG